ATACTACTTGATCACCTTTATCTGTTGCAGAAAAAGTAAATGAATCTCCTGAACCAGAAGCATATTTAAATTGAACTGTGTGAGCACCTGATGTTGAATTTCTTAAAAAATAAAAATTTTGTGCGTCTAAAGGAATAGTTACTATTTGGTTTCCAGAAATAGTTCCTGTAAACTCAATCATTCTATGAGACATTACAGCACCTGTTGCTCCATCCGAAACTGAAAGAGTTGTAGTTTGTGCACCGCCCGCTATTGATTGAGCAGAGTAACCACCAGAAATTTGTTCAATTATACTTAAATTAGTGTTTGTTTTTGTTCCCCAAGTTCCAGCGTTTTCACCGGTTGCTTGAAGCTCTATACCTAGAGGTGTGTATGTTGATGCCATAAATTTTATCTCCTATGCAACGTTATTATAACTCGTATTTGATCCTGTTGCAACAGTTGTATACGATGTATTTGATCCTGTGTCAATGTTTGCGTATGACTCTATTCCAAGTAATCCTACACTAGAAGTTATACTATCTGTTGTTAAACCAACAATTATATCATCTAAAGTTAAAGATCCTACAGAAAAAGAAGCACTGACTCCTGTTAATGGAACACCTATTTCTAACACTATAGATCCTAGTGAAGTAGTTGCAGATACTCCTGAGACGTCTATTAATTCAACATTAGCTATTGTAACTTCTCCAACACCGGTTGTTGCAGAAACACCTGTAATGGCACTCGGACCAAATTCTAATCCTAAAGTTCCTACACTTGTTGTGGCTGCAGAACCTGTTACTGGTTTAGTGCTAGCACCAAACTCTAATCCTATATCTCCTAAACTTAAAGTTGCTTCTTGTCCATCAAGACTAACTGTTGGACTAATTACAAAACTAACACTTCCAACACTTGTTGTTGCTGCTTGACCTGTTAGTTCATATGCAAATTTTAAAGTAGGAGAACCGACACTAGCTGTTGTTTCTCTTCCAACTAAAGTTATAACTTGATTTGGAGATTCTCCCCAAGAATTATCTCCCCATGCATCTCTACCCCAACCAACCAAAGTTCCAACATAGGACATTGTTGGTGTTGCAAAATCAGCCGATACACCTGTTAGTCCTACTACATCTGCAGGGCTAATTGATCCTACAGAAGATGTTGCAGATTGACCTGTTAATGGGACTCCTATTGCTGGAATAATAGAACCTACTGATGAAGTTGCAGATTGACCTGAAACAGAAACAGTTTCATCTCTACCTTCGCCCCAATCAGCAATTCCCCAAGAAATTCTTCCCCAACCTGTTTCATTAAAGGCTTCTAAATTACCTAAAGAAGTTGTTGCGGATAGACCTGTTAATGTAACAACTGGATTATCACTTTCTCCATAAGGTTCTTCACTCCAACCGGCTCTACCCCAACCTTGATTAGCTCCTGAAATTACATCTCCAATAGAAGTAGTTGCAGATACTCCTGTTAAAACAACTAGTTCATCAGTAGCTTGTCCCCATGAACCACCAGTATTCCAAGAATCAGCACCCCAACCACTTGAGATAACATCGGTTGTACCCCAACGGCCTGTGCTCCAGGTTGTGCCGGATTCGTTCCAAGAATTGGCCATAAGGAGTTCCTCCTTATGCTATACGGATTATTGCGTTAGATGCGTCTGCTGTTGGAAATTGAATTGTGAAAGTTCCAGAAGAAACTGTTTTATCACCACCGAAAGCAATAACTGCCACAGCTTTATCGGATTGTGTATCATTATAAATTAATGCACCGTTTGCTGTAAAGGATGCAGAAGTATAACTAACATCCGCAAAATCACAAACCGCAGTTGATGAATCTAATGCTGGAGTTACACTTGTTAATGTTGCACCACCTGCGCTATAAGCTGATCCAGATGTGTTAGAAATTTCATTTGATGTAGAGTAAGCTGTTGTACCTGCACCTAAAGATGCTGAGCTTGTAAACAAAGCTATCTTAAAAGTATTACCACTTGACGCTGTAAAATTGTGTGTACCAACTAAAATTTCTTGTTTAAAGCTGTTACAAATTGCCGATGATATTGCCATAATATTTTATCTCCTATGGGTTTGCTGAGTTTACTGGTATTCGAATAGCGCCATCTGTGTAGTCATCTCTTCGTCTTCTTCCAACTTGCTCATTAGCAAACTTTTGTACCTCTTGTTTATACTTATTTTCGTATAGTGTCAACATATCTATTGGACCTTTTAAAAATCCATAAGTTTCTGATAAACAACAGTATAAAAGACCATTTGGAAAATTTAAACTTATATAATTTGTAGTGTTTCCAGACTCTAAAGTAGCTGGCGCTTTATTGTAGTGAACTCTAAATTTGTATGTTGCATCAGGAACTGGAGCAAGAAACATTCTTCCAGAATTAGTTTCTGCATCTCCTGTAGCTCCTCCATACATAGAATAGTATTTAGGCTTACCTCTTTTAGCAGAAGCTGTTGAAGATACATACTCTTGAAGGTAGGTTACATCTTTTTTTTCTAGCCAAGTATTAGGTCCTGATATAACCGAAGTAGAATCATAAACTTGAATACCTCGTATAAACAATGCTCCTGCTGGAGCATTAATAGATTCTTGACCTATAACTAAATTACCTTGTTGTTGAAGTCTATCTGCATCAATCGGAACTTCTCTCATTATTCTATATTGAGCATTTAAAATTATATTTTCTAAAATATCTGTAGTTAAAACATTAGAATCTGTTTCAGTATAATTTCTTATCTGTGTAACTAAAGTTGAATAACTTATCCCAGCCATTATTTATTATCTCCTTGATGTTTTAAACGTATCTTTTTTTGTTTTGCAGTTTCTTCATACATTTCAAGATGAGGATCTTGTTTCTTAGGTTTAAAAATATTTTTTATCCAATTCCAAATTTTATTCATTATGCTTCTATGGTTACGGGTCCAACTGAACAACCGTATCCACCTCCTTTTATATTACCTGTTGTAGCAGTATTTGTGTCGACTGTAAAAAAGAAAAAGTTATCTGTCAAATAAGCACTTCTTGCATCTCTACCGGCAGTTCCGGCTCCATCTGAATCTGCTTTGTATTTACCTGTTCTTATTGTATATCCAGCTGCTTTTGCAATATTAGCTCCTGTTATGCCATCAAAACTTTGTGGGTTAGCATAAGTAAAAGAACTTCCTGCAGAAGTAGTTGGTGGTCCTCTAAATCTATATGTTGTTGAATCTGTTAAACCGTGTCCAGGTGAAAATACATTTATAATTCCTGATCCTGCAGCATATGTTTCAAAACCATTGTCTACTATTCTTACAGTTGTAGCAGGTTCTGTTCTATCCGGTCTTACTTGTAATAGTGCAACACCGTCCCCACCTGTTGGTTTTGGTTCTAATTGTGGTTGCTTTGGTTCAAACTCTGTATAATGAACAAATGAACCATTCCATTCTCTAACCATTTCTCTGTATGGAAATTCAAGTCCTGATCTATCTGAAATAGCTTTTGAATGTTTTCCTACTGCGTATTTAGACATTATGTTCCTGGGTAATAAGCTTTGGGTGTAATGTAAGTGCTAGAAGCAGAACCATCTTCAGCTAATGCTCTAGATAATTCGTCTTCATAATATAATTTCATTTGTTGAACTAGTTGTGGTTGATATTTTTGTGCAAGATAAAAAGCTAGACCTGAAGTCATACAAGGTACAAATCTAAAAGGTATATCTGTTGCATTTGTATAGTCTCCAATATCTTGAATTCTTTTTATAAAATAAAAATGCATGTCTTTAGATGCATTAGTAGAATCTGGTGTTGGATATATACTAATACTAACATGATCTATAAATCTTTGAACCCAATATTGATTAGGTGTTCCTTTAGAAAGTTTGTTTGAAAAACCTGCATAAGTTGATCTATCAACTTTAGTCATTGGACTATCTGATTGAGTAGTCTGGGTTCTGTTATTTCTTAATTGTGCTTCAAGGACATCGGATATTCCATATACACCATTTGGGTTTGATGTAGCACTTGTGCCATCATCACTTGATCTAAAAAATTTATATTCTGCTTGTCCTTCAATTAGATCTAAATCAAGTTCTCCTATTTCCCAATAGTGAATACCTCTATTACCCCATTCTTGAAATAGAATATTAAGAGATCTTCTGGCTGACTTC